TAATTCACTATCAGGTGTTTTAATGTTACCACTAAATTTACCTCTAACTCTACCTAAAGTTTCTTTACAAGTTGCGATGAAATATCTTCTAACCCATTGTTTTGCGGGGTTATTTAATTCGGGCCAAGAGAACTTATCTAAAGGAACATCTGAAGGCATTTTAATAATGTCAGGATTATTTTTTAAACATTTGTCTCTATCTTCAGGACCAACATCATAATACCAATACCATACTTTACCCCTATTTAAATTTCTATTACCAAAATCAAATTTACCACCAGGTGTATTCATTAAATGAATTGCTTTTTTACCTTCAGGTAACGCGGTTATTGTATAGGTTAAATCTCCTGATATAATTCTTCTTTGAATATTAATTTCTTGCATTCTTAATAACATATCAAATGCTGGCATCATAAAATATGACCCCGTATTACCCATTTGTGAAAAACCACCAGGTCCACCAATTCCACCACCGCCTAAACCTCCAAATGAAAAAGCATCAAAATATACACCATTTAAGTCTGATGGTGTAAACCATAATAACTCGTTAATCTCTCTATGTGCGGGTATTTCGTAAATTTGTTGATTAGGTTCTAATTGTATATAGTCTTTTTTAAGGACCCAATCACCACCAGCTTGTAATCCAACAATTTTAGAATAGGCGTAAGTATATCTTGTTTCAAAGTCTAATGTCTTTGTAACAAAGGCTCTTGATAAAGATTGTGTGTCTAAGTTTAATCCCCATAGATTTGACCACTGAGATTCAATTAACCAATTTTGTACGTATTGAGAATAGTCGTCAATTGCGAATTCCAATAACGTATCCATTTGTTCGTCCTCTAATTCAACCGAACGTAGAGGTGCCCCAAGTAAATGTCTTACTTTAGTATATAATGGGCTTCTTTCATTTTCTGGTATTATTGCCATGTTTTTCGTTTCTATATAAATATCAATTTAGTCGGTAAATTAAATTAGATTCCGGGAAAACATATTGACCCCCGATTATCTTAGTATTTTTATTACTAAAAACTAACACTTCTTTATTATTTTTTGTAAATATTAACCAATCAGTTGAATATTTTTTAACATTTGCGGAACCTGAGACATGAATTTCACCATCAACATTTTTTATATAGGTGAACGGTTTAACCTGACTTGTTAATTTAACGCCATCAACTATGATTTCACAGTCAATACCATCAATCATATCTTCTTTACTTCCTAATTTACCAACAGAAATAACGTTATCATCACCAAATTTTTTCTTAAGAATCTTAACTGTTTCATCCTCTCTTTTTTGTCCCCAACTATTAGTTTGAGTTAAAATTTTCATTAAGTTTTGAAATGTTGAGGAATTTTGAGAAAAAATTCTGAACTTATAATCATCTAGTACTTTAACAAGTTTTTTAACTTCACTAATTTGTTCAGATGGTGTTAGGCCAATCATTTTAATTTCAGGTTTATCTTGTTTTTTAAGTACTTGGTTAATATCGTTTAGTAGAACACAGAAACAACTATAATTTGTGTTTAATTTGTTAATTACTGAACGTCCGTCACTTTCTAAATTATAAACTCCTGACATCTCACCAGGGGCAAATTCGTTATTTTCATAAAAGTTTTCAGGAAAGACTTCTTTCATCATTTTATTAACACTCATTTTAAAGATTTCTTTAACTTTTGGGTTGATATTAAATATAAATCTAATCGCCTCGTTAGTATCTCTACCACATCTTTCAGATTTACCTTCAGAGATAACTGTTTTTAACATAAGACTTTCATTTAATTTAGATTCAACCTTTAATTGGTAAAGTTTGTTTACAAATTCCCAATTAACACATTTCCAAAAGTTTTTAATATAGTCATCTTTTTTGTTTCTATATTTCAAATAGTAAGCATGTTCCCATAAATCTAATCCAAGTATTGGATAACCACCATCTTCAACAACGTTCATTAAAGGATTGTCTTGATTTGCTGTGGACACAATTTTTAATTTATTAGTCTTTGTTAAAACTAACCAAACCCATCCCGAACCAAATCGTTCTTTTGCAACTTCCTCAAATTTAATTCTAAATGAATTATAACTTTTGAAGTCTTTATTAATTTGAGTTAAAACTTCACCGTGAGGTTTTTGAGTTTCAGGAGTTAACATTTTCCAAAATAACGCGTGGTTAAAAGCACCACCTGCGTTATTTCTAATGTTTTTATCAAATCTACTTATTGATTTTATAATTTCTTCTAACTCTAAATCCCCATATTTTTTTTTACTAAGAGCAGAATTTAATTTATCAACATAACCTTTATAATGTTTATTATAATGGTAGTTCATAGTTTCTGAGTCAATAAATTGTTTCAGGGCTGAGTAGGCGTATGGTAATCGTTCGATTCCAATTCTTTTCATTTCGTTTAAGAAAAGTTTTTGATTCTCATTTTTTTCAACCGTTTTAATTTTTTCGGTTATGAGGTCAATTTTTTTTTCAATATTTTTCATAAGGCTTATTTTATTATTATAAATAAGCGGAAGTTTCAAATTATCTGCGATTGTTTATTCTATTCATCACTTCTTCAATAAAGTCGGCTTTATCTAAATTGTCACCCATAACGGTTTCAAATATATTTTTCTTCTTTATTAAAATGTCATAAATTGCTCCCTCAATAGTATTTTCAAATATTGGGTAATAAACTGATACATTAGATTTTTGACCGTATCTGTACGCTCTATCTTCCGCTTGTGTGTGGTCTGATGGAACAAAAGATAAATCATTCATGATTACGGCCTCAGCGGCGGTTAAGGTTAACCCAACACCTGCGGCTTTTAAGTTACCAACAAAAACTGTAATCTTTTCATTATCCTGAAATTGGTCAACTGCGTGTTGTCTCATAGATTTAGAGGTTGACCCATCTAATCTAACCGCCTGTTTACCAAAATGGTCGGCAATTTTATTTAATGTATTTGTGAAATTAGTAAAAATAATAACCTTTTTTCCTTGGTCAATTATATTCTGAACTAATTCAATCGTATCGTTAATTTTTTCTTCCGCAATGACTTGTCTAACTTTCATTAACTTACTAAATTGTACCGTTAACGATGAAGATTCGTCTGTTTTATTTTCATACCAATCATAGTACTCTCCCATTAAGCCTTCATATAATTTAGATTTAAGTCTTAGGTAGACTGGCGATATTATTTTGTCAGGTAAATCAAGTACCTCAGTTTTTAAACGTCGTAATACTTGTCTTGAGGTTCGGTCTCTTAATTCCTCTAAGTTAGATGCCCCCGTAACATTCCAAACTTTTCTATTTCCCGCTTTAAATTGGTAACCTTGACAATACCTAATGGCATATGCCATCCAATTCTGAGCTACGGGACTCTCAATGAGTGATAACAAGTTAAAATAATTCATTGGTCTTGATGTCATTGGTGTTCCCGTTAACAACCAAAGTTTATCAACACTTTTAACAAAACTATTAACTAATTTAGTTCTTTGTGCTTGACCGTTTTGTAAATAATGGGCCTCATCAATAATGATTATACCAAAATTACTTTTATATATTTCAGATTTTTCTTTATCTTTTAAATCGTAAAAATTTTTAAGAATATCGTAATTAACAATTACAAAATCGTGTTCTTGGGAGAAGTTTTTACCTTCGGCAATATAAACACTCCTATCTGTGTAGTTTTCAATCTCTCTTAGCCAATTTATTTTTAAAGAAGCGGGACAAATAATTAATATTTTCTTAACACCTGTTTCTAAAGCGGCAATAATGGTGGAAGTTGTTTTACCTAAACCCATATCATCTGCGAGAATAAATCTTTTAGCCCCGGCAAGTTTCTCAATGGCAATTTTTTGATGTTCTAATGGAGGTCTGTGAGAGTACTTTGAATAATCCACCTCAACATTTTTAATTGTGTGTGTCTTAATTAAAGCTCCTTTAGGTAACCAAAACTCGTGTATAGTTTCCCCCGATAACACTTTTCCCCAAACATGATAGGCTTTCTCTTTCTCAACCAATAACTTCTCAACCCAAACTTGTTCAGGTATTGTAGTTAATAATTTTTCGTCAGCAATTTTTTTGGCAAAGTAAGGGTCAAGGTCAACCCATTTTTTTCCAACTTTAGGTGTTACATCGTAATAATTAATAATATAATCAGATTGGGCTCTTGTGGGATAAAATTTCTTATTAGATTCTTTTTGAGTTTTTAATTTTAGGATATAGTTATTTGCACCTGAATAAGTTTCAAGTAACTCTAATGCTCTTCTCTCTAATAGAGGTTTGTTATTTTCTATATTATTTTCCAAAAGATTTGGTTTGAGTTAAAAATAAGTAATCTTTTAATATTTATCAATATGTCAACTAATAAAGTACCAATTACTCGAATAGGGAAATTCTTTGGAGATGAAGATTTCAATTTAGACCTTTCAATAGGGGAGGAATGGTTATATGGTGATATGAACTTCACATTAGTTCTTTATCGTATTGATAGACTGAAAACAAAAACCGATGATGTTTATGGTGAAACTGTTAGTGATGGTATTAAATTTTTACCACCAATAGAGTTTAAAGGGTATGTTCAAATTATGGCACCTGAAAATAAATATTTAGGTAATTCAAAAATAGAACAATTTGAGCCGGGTAATATTAAAGTGTCAGTTTACCAAAGACAATTGGATGAGTTAGGTGTTGATATTAGTTATGGTGACTATATTGGTTACTATGAAACAGAAGATAGAGTTAGATATTATACCGTAAATAATGACGGAAGAGTCATCTCAGATAATAAACACACGTATGCAGGGTTTAAACCGTTTTATAGAACTATTATGGCGTCAGCGGTTACTAATAACGAATTTAGAGGTTTATAATGAAAATAATAATAACAGAATCTCAAGTGGCATTAATAAGAAGGTTAACTGAGTTAGAACACTATCTTGATATGGCTATTAAAGAATTAAATGAGGATATAAAAAGTGGAAGTCCAGGTAATAGACCTGATAATTTTGGTGTTTACGAAGGGTGGGTAATGAATAGAACTAAACGGTATTTTGAAAATAATAATCCAAATCTTGAATGGCTAAGTCACGATTTTAAGATGTTAGTATCAGGACAATTTAATAATAAAATTAGAAAAGGTTTTAATCAAGTTAAAAATAGAAGATGAAAATACTAATTACAGAAACACAGGACCATGATAATTCTGAGGATAAGTTTAAAGGTGAAAGAGTTATGGTTTATTATAATTTACACAAACATACTTTTTCTGTGTCGTATAAATCAAAAGTTATTTTACATGCCGATTACGTTAAATTAAAAGATGTTGAGTTTAGAGTTAGAAAGGCTGGTAAAGAACGAGTTAGACGTGAAATGGTAAAAAATGTTCACGCATTTGTTATTGGTGATTTAGTTGATTATTGTCAGTCGCCATGTAAAAATATTCCTAAAGAACCAACGGATAATGTAATAACGTATAACCCTTACAAGTATGATAGTTTTGTATATAAATCGAATAAAAACCCAATATACAAAACAAAAGAAATTGATATGATTAATTTAAAAAACAAATTATTCGTAATAAAAAAAATAAAAAAACATTAAAATGCCATTACCTAAAATTAAAAAAAACATTCCTTTGACACAGTCAAAAACTCTTTTACCTAGAAGACAGGAATTGGTTGATAAGATTAATAGGGATGGTACCTATCTCCCTAAATCAATATTACATGCCGACTTGGACGGTGGGTTTTTAAATTTTGTTAAAACAGATTTAAAAACTGTTGTTGACGGAAAGGTAATACCTATGGTTGATATTTTAGTTACAACTCAGAATTGGTCTCAATTCACGGAAACTTGGAACATTCAAAATATTGATAAAAATGTCGAGCCCCCATTCATAACAGTTGTTCGTATTCCTGAAGTTAAGTTTGGAACTAATCCCGCAACACTATACAATATTCCTAATAGAAAACAATATTTCTACGCACAAGTACCTACTTGGGACGGACAAAGACACGGAGCGGACATTTATAAAATACCACAACCTGTACCTGTTGATATAACATATAATGTTAAGATAGTATGTAATAGAATGAGAGAACTAAACAGTTTCAATAAAAATGTAATTGAGATGTTTGCGTCAAAACAAGCCTATACTGTGATTAAAGGACATTATATTCCAATAGTAATGGGTAATATTAGTGATGAATCGGTATTTGATTTGGAAAAAAGAAAATATTATGTACAAAGTTATGAATTTATATTACTTGGTTTTTTAATTGATGAAGATGAGTTTGAAGTTTCTCCAGCAATTTCAAGAGTATTACAAGTTGTTGAGTTTGAAACACAGACAACAAGAAAACAACCAAAAAAACTTTCAAACCCCGCAAGTACAACTTTAGATGTTTTATTTGTCGTTGGAAATAATATTATTACACAAATTTTTGATTATACTGTTGACCTAAATTTAGGTGAAACCGATAATGTTGAATCGTTTGAGGTGTACATTAATAACGACTATTATGGCTCTGATATTGAACAAATTCAAATAAACACTAACGACACTCTTAAATTAATTATTGTTAAAAATGATGACACAAAAGACAGTATAATTAAGCTCAATAATCTATTGGTTTAATTCTCTCCGTATATATCGGGTTTTCCTTTACATTTCTCAACAATAAGTCTTTCTAAGAAACGATACATCTTTATCCCTCTTTTTTCACAATAGGTCTTTAAGATATCATGAGCTTCAATCGATATCTTTAAATTCTTTATTTTTTTTTCGTTGTTATCCATGGTAGAAAAAAGGCAGAATTTATTCTCCCTAATAATAAATACTTATAGGAAAGTAAAGTGTTTTGGTTTTTTTTATAATATTTATCAATAAAATAAATTAATTAAGAAAACACAAGACTAATGGCAACAAACAGTAAAGTATTTGTATCACCTGGAGTGTATACTTCTGAAGTCGATTTAAGTTTCGTAGCACAGAGTGTAGGGGTTACTACACTAGGTATTGTAGGGGAGACATTAAAAGGTCCAGCCTTCGAACCTATTTTTATTACAAACTTCGACGAATTCTCAACTTACTTTGGGGGAAGTTCTCCCGAAAAATTCATAAATACTCAAATACCAAAATATGAGGCGGCTTATATCGCTAAATCTTATTTACAACAATCTAACCAATTGTTTGTTACAAGAATATTAGGTTTATCAGGGTATGATGCGGGTCCATCATGGACAATAACAACTAAAGCAAACGTAGACCCAGCAACAGTAGATTTCTATTGTGAAAGTGCTACTACGGTTAACTGTATTGACACATGTGTTGATTATAAAGTAGTTGACTTTGCAATTGATTTCTCAGGTTGTAATAACAGTTTTGGTTCAATATCATTTATTAACCCAACACAAATTCCGGCAGAAATTGCTGAAAAATTAGACATTCCTTACGAATTGTTTGATGGAAGTTTATCAACTGTTCGTACAAACATGACTAACCAAATTTTTGATATTCTAAACGAACCGTCTTCAGAAAACACCTCTATTTATTATTACGGACCAATTTCAGGAGAAACTTACGAAGCGTTTAGTCCTATCTTTACTGCAGAAACAAATGTATATGGTGTTAATAATGTTGACGCTAACCTTATTGATTACGCGGCACCAGAAAATGACCCTTGGTATTATAGTTTATTTGATAATCTTGGTAGTGCGGCATATAGTGGATATTCATTTTGGTCTATTGTCACAGGTTTGACTTTAACACCACCTGTTATAACAACGACAACAACATTACCAGGAACAACAACAACAACAACAACAAATCCTTGTATTACACCAACCCCAATATCAACAACAACTACAACAACTGCTGCACCTGTTAATTGTTATACAGGAACTTTAATTGGTAGAATTTATGTGTTTTCAGGAACTGCGTTTACTGATTATGATGATTTAGTAATTGCAACACTTCGTTCAAGAGGTTTGGCGACATACTCAACAGATGATGGACCTGTTTATGAGGTTAGCGGATTAACAGATGTTACTATGGATTGTTTAGGTGCATATTCAGGTGTAACTAAAAACCCATATGCGACATTTGGTATTAATATTACAAATAAAGATGGTAACACGTATTTCTTTGAAACATCATTCCAAAATTCTGACCCTAAGTATTTACCAAAAGTATTTGGTTCATCTAACTTTGCAAAACCAAGAACAGTAGTTCCTTTATTTGTTGAAGAAAGATTCCAAGCTTTATTAAACTACGGATGGAGAAAAGGGTTTATTAGAGGTTTAAGTTGTAACTTAACAGCTTTACCTAACGCAAGACAAGGTTCTGACCCTACATCAATCGCTTGGTATTTAGAACAATATCAATCACCAACATCACCGTGGGTAGTATCGGAATTAAGAGGTAACAAAGTTTACAACTTATTTAAATTTACAACAATTGCTGATGGTGAGGCGGCTAACACGGAGGTTAAAATTTCAATAGCAAATATTTCATTTAACAATGGAACATTTGACGTATTAGTTAGAGATTTCTTTGATTCGGACTCAAGTCCAGTTGTTATTGAAAAATTCACTAACTGTAATATGGACCCTAATGATAATGCGTTCATTGCGAAGAAAATTGGCACTATTGACGGTGAGTATGAATTGAATTCTAAATACGTTATGATTGAACTTAATGAAGACGCACCAATTGACGCATTACCTTGTGGATTCTTAGGATTTAATTTTAGAGAATATGCGGGTGTTAGACCTCCATTCCCAATTATTAAACAAAAATATGATTTTCCAGGTGAGGTAGTATATAATCCACCATTTGGTTTATCTTCAGGAGCTGACGATATTACAAGAAGTAATGGTGATAATGTACGTAGAACTTATTTAGGTATTTCTGATACTATAGGTATTGACGTTGATTACTACTATTACAAAGGTAAACAACTTCCTTTAGATATTTGTAGTGATTCTACGGGTGAAGATTGGAACTTTAGAAGTAGAGGATTCCATATGGATATTGATGCAAGTGGTATTACTATAGCTAATGCATTTGTAACAAGTGGAACCCCAGCATTCTATTGTGGTAGTGCACCGTTTACTAAAGACCCTGATACAGAAGCTAACCCTTACTACAGAATTTTTGCTCGTAAGTTCTCATTCTTAGTACAAGGAGGATTTGACGGATGGGATATCTATAGAGAACATAGAACAAACAGTGATAGATTCGTATTAGGTAGAAATGGATACTTAAAAGGTTCATGTCCATCAATCAAATATCCTACGGCGACAGGTTGGGGAGCATTTAAACAAATTACGGTTGGAGATAACACACAAGGTTACGCTAACACCGATTACTACGCTTACTTATTAGGACAAAAAACTTTTGTTAATCCTGAAGCGGTTAATATTAATTTATTTGTTACACCTGGTGTCGATTATGTAAATCATTCTGACTTAGTTGGAAGTGCGGTTGATATGATTGAAAATGATAGAGCTGACTCACTTTATGTTTGTACAACTCCTGACTTCAACATGTTTGTTCCAACAACAACTAATACGCAGGATTTAATTTATCCACAAGAAGCTGTTGATAATTTAGACACTGCAGGAATAGACTCTAACTATACCGCAACTTACTACCCATGGGTATTAACAAGAGATACTGTAAACAACACACAAATCTATCTACCTGCAACTGCTGAGGTTACAAGAAACTTAGCTTTAACAGATAACATAGCATTCCCTTGGTTTGCCGCGGCGGGTTACACAAGAGGTATTGTAAATGCTATTAAAGCACGTAAGAAGTTAACACAAGAAGATAGAGATACTTTATATCAAGGTCGTCTTAACCCAATTGCAACCTTCTCTGATGTTGGAACTGTAATTTGGGGTAATAAAACACTACAAGTTAGACAATCAGCTCTTGATAGAATTAACGTAAGAAGATTATTACTTCAAGCTCGTAAATTAATTTCTGCGGTGTCTGTAAGATTACTGTTTGAACAAAACGACCAAAAAGTAAGACAAGATTTCTTAGATGCGGTTAACCCTATATTAGACGCAATCAGAAGAGACAGAGGTTTATACGATTTCCGTGTAACAGTTTCTTCAGATGCTGCTGACTTAGATAGAAACCAAATGACGGGTAAAATCTACGTTAAACCTACAAAGTCGTTAGAATTTATAGACATTACGTTCTATATTACTCCAACAGGTGCATCTTTTGAGAACATCTAAAATAAAATAACAAACAAGTCGACATAAAACCTCGGCTTGTTTAGCCAAATAGTGAAAATGATAAATAGAAAAAGAATAGTAGAAGGTATTGATGAAGAGGGAACACCTGACATGAAATACTATTCATTTGATTGGGATGACAACATACTGATAATGCCAACTAAGATTATCTTAAAAGATGAGGACGGTAATAATTTTGGTATGTCAACTGAGGATTTTGCGGAATATAGAACAGACATAGGTGAGGAACCGTTTGAATATGAAGGACATACTATTGTAGGGTTTAGTGATGAACCATTTAAATATTTTGGGGTTGATGGAGATAAACAATTTATTGTTGACTCAATGTTAGCTAAACAAGGTCCTGCTTGGCCTGATTTTGTGGAGGCGTTAAATAACGGGTCTATTTTTTCTATCGTTACCGCTAGAGGTCACACCCCTTCGGTAATTAAAGAGGCGGTATACAACCTAATTGTTTCAAATAAAAATGGAATTAACTCAGACGAGTTAGTTAAGAACTTAGAAAAATTTCGACACATTGCCGATGAGGGTGATTTAAATAAACGTGAAATAATTCGTGAATATTTAGACCTTTGTAGATTTTATCCTGTGAGTTATGGAGAAGGCTCGGCAACAAATCCCGAAGAAGGAAAAATTAAAGCTTTAAAAGAATTTGTTCAGTATATTAAAGAAGTTTCTGAACAAATTAAGAAGAAAGCGTATTTAAAGAATAAAATAACTAATAACTTTTTACCTATAATTGGTTTTTCAGATGATGATTTAAGAAATGTGGAAAAAGTTAAAAGTCATTTTGAAAATGAGCCAGATAATATAATTAAGACTTATTCTACTGCAGGAGGAATTAAAAAAGAATATTAATAAATAAAACTAGATACTTATATGCTAAGAATAATTTTTTAAATCTTGAAAGTAAAGATAAAAAATTTATTTGGAGATATTTATAGAAAACAAAATAAACACAAAATAACAAAAAAAGAAAGAAAATGGCTGATTTATTGATGAAAATGCCGATACCGTATGAACCAAAAAGACAAAACAGGTTCATTCTTCGGTTCCCAACAACATTGGGTATTAACGAATGGTTCGTTGAATCTACGTCAAGACCACATATAACTATAAACCCTGTTGAGATTCCCTTCTTAAACACTTCAACCTATGTTGCAGGTCGTTTTACTTGGGGAACTCTTAACGTTAAATTCCGTGACCCTATTGGTCCGTCTGCGTCTCAAGCTCTTATGGAGTGGGTACGTCTATGTGCTGAATCAGTGACAGGTCGTATGGGTTATGCCGCAGGATACAAAAAGAACGTCGATTTAGAAATGTTAGACCCAACTGGTGTTGTTGTTGAGAAATGGATTTTAGAGGGAACATTCTTATCGGATGTTAACTTTGACTCATTGGCTTATAATACAGACGCTTTAGCAAGTATCACAGCTACAATGCGAATGGACCGTTGTATATTAGTTTATTGATTTTTAACTATTAAAATATTTCAGTCAAAATATATTTAAATCCACATGCTTAGGTATGTGGATTTTTTTGTTTCTATTTAAAAAAAAAGAAATTACTGTATATTTTATTATAAAAGACAAACAATATGGACCAAAGTATCATTGACGCAGGAACGGAGAGTTTTAACTTACCTCACGATATAGTACAACTACCTTCAGGTGGTGTATTTTATAAATCAAAAAAGAAATCAATTAAAGTCGGTTACTTGACCGCAAATGACGAAAACGCTTTGATGGGGGCAACACAAATGAGTAATGATAATATCATTATGACTTTATTACGTAGTAAAATTTATGAACACGATTTAAGACCTGAAGAATTATTGGACGGTGATATTGAGGCTATTCTTATTTTCTTACGTAACACTTCATTTGGCCCTGAATATAAAATATCTGTAACTGACCCCAAAACAAGTAAACCTTTTTCACATACAGTAGTATTGGATGAGTTAAACATTAAAAAAACACAACACCAACCTGACGAAAATGGTGTTTTTACAACAACATTACCGAAATCAGGAGTTTCGGTTAAATTAAAACCATTAAGTTTTGCTGAAACAACTGAAATCAGTAAAATGGCTGACCAATATCCTGTAGGACGAACGGCGCCAGTCATTACTTGGAGACTAGCAAAACAAATTATTGAAATTAACGGGAATGATTCCAAGGAACAAATTTCAAATTTCGTTAACTCAATGCCAATTATGGATTCTAAGTATATCCGTAATTTTATTAGAGAAAATCAACCTTCATTAGATTTAGTAAAATCAGTAAAAGCCCCTTCAGGAGACTTGGTATCTTTCGAGATTACCTTTGGGGTGGAGTTTTTTCGGCCTTTCTTCTAATCACAAACAATTTTTAATTGAGGAGTATTATTTTTTGGCGAGATTTATAAGATTATCTTATACTGAATTTCACATTATGCCAACTTATATGCGAAAGTACCTAATCGATAGAATTATTGAGGACAATACACCTAAAAACGGTTAGTAAAATTGTTTTTGGTGTATTTATACATATATAATATTTAAACTATGGCAGGACCTGAAGATAACGAACTTGGCGGTGACTTTTTAAGTAAAGTCCAAGGAGCCCTCGAACAGAGTGTTGGTAGAATTACCGACGCTTTGGCAACTAATTTACGTGCTGGTGATATTGCGAAACAAATTCAAGAAATTGATGATAAAGCGACAACCATTGTTAAATCTTTTGGTCAAGGTCGTGAAAACATTGTTAATTTAAAGGCCGCTATGGCCGATGCGGCCTCTGAAGTTGAACGAATGGGGGGTAGTTTTGATAATATTGTCACTATCCAAAAAGACGTTGCCGAAGCATTAGGCAGAAATTTAATACTAACATCAAGTTCTTATAAAGATTTATATGCAACTGCCGAAGTTACAGGTGAATCCGCAAAAACCCTTGTCACTAATTTTAAAGCTGCGGGTATGTCCGTATACCAAGTGGCGGGTGAAATGAATAAAGTTGTTAATGTTGCTAGAGAGTCAGGTGTTAACGCTCAGGCGGTTAGTAAAGAGGTTCTTTCAAACATGACCGCATTAAATCAATTTAATTTTGCGGGTGGTGTTACAGGTTTGGCTAAGATGGCGGCCCAAGCGTCGTTATTAAGAGTTGATATGAATAGGACTCTTACATTGGCGGATGACTTATTTAGTCCTGATAAGGCAATTGAATTAGCGGCATCTATGCAAAGATTAGGTGTTGCAAATTCTGAATTATTAGACCCTTTACGTTTAATGGATATGGCTCAGAATGACCCCGCTGAACTTCAAAACCAAATCTCAAAAATGAGTGAACAGTTTGTTCAATTGGGTGAGGACGGTAAGTTTGAAATTATGCCAGGTGCTAAAAGACAATTAATGGAGGTTGAAAAGTCTTTGGGTATGAATAAAGGTGAATTAGCTAAAATGGCGTTAGCAAGTGCTGAGGTTGCGGATAAAATGCAAAAAATTAAATTCCCGTCAAGTTTTACTGAAGAAGAAAAAGGGTTAATTGCGGGTATGGCCGAAATGGGTGCTGGTGGAGAGTATAAAATTCAATTAGGTGACGAAGAATTAGGTATTAATGAAGCAATTGAAAAACTACAAAAAGACCCTGACCAAATGAAGGCTCTTAAAGAAATGGCTCAACCAAAAACTATGGAGGATTTAGCCAAAGACCAACTAACAATTTCAAAATCTATGGATAAGTCGTTAGAGTCTATTGCCAATAGAACAGGACGAGCATTGGCTGGTAGTAAAATTGCTAATCAAGCCTTAGAAGCTCCAAAACTATTATACGATGCGGGAGCTGAAGCCTTATCTGGGGATAAATTAAGTAGTAGAAATATTAGAAGTGGTTTAGGTTCAGGGGCAGAAGAAGTTTTAGGTTCAATTAACAAGATATTTAAAGGTGAAGGTTCTTTAAGTGATACTTTTAATGTGGTTAAAGATAGTATGTCAACTAGTGCCAAATTTGTAGACGGAGCTTGGTCTCAGGCATTAGATAAGGGGGCCGCAGCGGCATCAAATTTGGCAAAAGAACAAAACATTTTTCTTGAAATGTTACAAAATGGTAGTAAAAAATTAGGTAATGCTTTTATGACTTCCGAAAATATACCCACAACAACTGCGAAAGATATGTTAAAGTTACCTGGTCAAAATGTTGAATTTTTACCTGAAGATACCTTAGCGTCGTTCACTAAAGGTAAGGATGTTTTATCTGCGTTAATGGGTTCTAATAATAGAAACGAACCCCCAACACAAAGAATGACCGATTCAGGGCCTGTTAATATTAATTTAAACATAACCGCACCTTCAAATATTGATACTTCTCAACTTATGTTAGCCTTTGAAAATTCAGGAGTTAAAGAAGCCATGGTTACTGCGGTTACTAAAGGTCGATATAATAATGGATTAACCGCCCCAACATCTAATCAAACACAATTGATGGAAATGGCAAGTATGAGAGTCTAAAAATAAACATAATGTCTATTTATAATAAAATTATAGAAAATGCCTGATAGTACATTATCGTTTGTTAACAGTTCTTCATTTAGAAATGCGTTATTAGCCACAAATTTGGAGCCATATGATGTACCTGGTGTTTACACACCACCCTCAGGACCTATTGCCTATGAAATACAACAAACAGTAAGTAATGTTATTGATTCACCCGATGGTTTAATTGCTAATGACCCATTTGCAGCGATATTATATCCATTAAATGAATACGGACCTAATGGTGGTTTTAATACAACTATCACATACAATGGACCTCCATTACCCGTTAACCCTAATCAAGGGGAGTACAGTCCAACAGATACGGTATTAGACTTAGTTAATGAGTTTTATATCGACGCCGCATATATTGAAAACATATATGGACCTTCTGGTGGGTTTAATGATATGGTAGTTATTACGGATATCCAAAACAATAATAAAATTTATCAACCTTATTGGAATCCACCAACATTTGTACCGTCTTCTTATACACCATATAGTATATTATTTTCAGATAACCCAAATGGAACTGACGGTTCATTATCTCAGGATTCTTATATTGCTAAAATTGGGGCGGAACAACTTAATTACTTATTCCAACAAAGAATTGCCGCTGAGATATTTCAAAATACTGTTGGTCAAGTTAACTTAGATTCTTTAAGTGACCCTTTTGAGGCTGCCTTAATTGCAACAGGACAAGAACCATTAATTTATAAAAACTATAGAATTACTGTCCCTGAAAATCCTATTGTTGCGGCGTTTGATTTGGCAACTAGATTAGCAAGTGCTTATTGGCCTGTTTCTATGATTCCTGGTGATTACTTCACACAACAACACAAGCCAGGGTTTTTATCACAACAAACATCAAACGCTTTAAATGTTATCAATCAACTAACGGGAGGGTTTTTAGGTCCAATTCTAAACACATCTAGAAGTGCATCTGAATTATTTTTGGCCAATACGGGTAACGGTCAAAGGTCAGTTTTATTTCGTAATATTGATTATAACAGATATCAACCTGATTATAAAAATCAATATGGTGGATTATTAGGCGTTGCTCAAGGTTTGGTTAATTTAGCTGTTAATTTAATTAATCCTAATAATGGAACTTTAGTTGGTGGTTATTATGTTGGCAGTAGAAATGCGGAACCATCAACAATAACATCACCAGCAAATCAAATACCAGTTAATGTCTTTGGACAACAGGACCCTGCGCCTGTTTATGGACCTTCAGAACTTGCAATATTATATGAAGGTAATAATGAAGTGTTAAAATTTGGTCTTGCGGCAAAACCATTAAGTGATGGTGGTGGTATTGACGGACAATTTGTTTGGACTTCACCTAAATATAAAGGTAATGCTGGTTTTAATGCAACACCTGGTGGAGGTACAGGTAGTTTAGACCCTGAGTTTAACCAAGTTAGTAGTTACTATACAAGAGATGAGTCAACTAATATAACATTCAAAGAGACTTCAATTTTAGACCAAACTCAAAGATTAATTGAGTCTGCGGATAATGTTACGGGTATTTCTCGTTTAAAACATGTTGGTAATGCAATTAACCAAGTTAGTAAGGTATTCCATGATGGATATAAAGAAATAACTAAAGGTTCTCAAGTATTATCGTACACTGATTTTACTACGGGGGCAGAAAAAGGAATTGAGTATTGTCGTGTATTCACTAAGGACACACCTTACTACACTTACGCCGATTTACAAAAAACTGATGGTATTACTACTTCGGGTAGACGTTTTAGTAATTCTGTATTTGATAACACATACAACTTAAACATAGCCCCACTTAAAAACCCTGGTTCAACAAATATTCAAATGAATAACCAAGGTAAATTAGTCGCTAAAAAATATATGTTTTCCATTGAGAATTTAGCTTGGAGAACTTCAAGTAGACCAGGATTTACATATGATGAATTACCTACATGTGAGAAAGGGCCTAATGGGGGTAGAGTTATGTGGTTCCCACCTTATGATTTAAAATTCTCAGACCAAAGTTCTGCGAATTGGAATTCACAATCATTTTTAGGTAGACCTGAACCAATTTACACTTATAAAGATACAAGTAGAACAGGAACACTTTCTTGGAAAATTATTGTTGACCACCCTTCTGTTATGAATGTTATTGTTGAAAAACAATTAAAGGGTCAAAGTAAAGAAAAATTAAATTCAATCATTGATTCGTTCTTTGCGGGTTGTGTGAAGTATGATATCTATCAATTAGGACTTAAATTTAATACGATACCGACTAAGGATTTGTATACCTACCAAGAGATATTAAATAACCCTAGAATAACTAAAGAAGAGTTACAAGGTATTAATCAATCTATTCCTAAAGATAATTCGGGTGGGTTGGTGACTAACACTGTTGCAACTCCCGCAAATAATACTAATAAGGCGGACACACCTGACAATTCAGGCGTTGAATTTGAAAACGAATTTAACGAATTATCGTTCTATTTTTACAACGATATTCCCGACCCTAACACAAATAAAATAGTTTCGTCAGTACCTTATCAAGTAACCTATGGAAGTTATACCGCGTCATCATTCATTAGTAATTATGTAGATAAAGCCAATGCAGTATTTGCACCAAATTTAAGTTATTGTACAACAAACTCATCATATTGTGATACTAATAAAAAAGTTAAAGAGTTTTATGATACGGTAATTATCGACAACTTTAATACAATTGACAATGCGGATAACGGTTTTATTAAAAAGGCGTTTAATTTATTAAAAGAAAAAAACGCAACAATTAATTTAACTTTAGTTGGTTCGGCTTCAGCACCTGCCTCAGTACCATATAACATAAATCTTTCTAAAAGAAGAAATGATTCTGTTTTACAATATCTTAAAATTAGAGGTAAAGAAATTGGGTGTGATATAACACCGTTTATTGATAGTAAAAAATTTATTTTAAATGAATCCGCTTCAGGTGAAACAGAAACTGTGGTGATACCAAAATCGATATCTGGAGGTGCGGGGGCGTCGGTTAATTGTACGACTGATATTAAAAATGGTTCGGGCGTTGTTACATCTAATTCACAAATTTATTCGGTTGATGCTATGGCTTGTAGACGTGTTAAAATTGTGTCTAAAGTAGTTTTACCGCCAGGGGAAAGTAAAAAAGATACACCGGCCAGCACTACAGAAACCTCAACACAACCTAAAACTATTGACATAACAGTTAAACCTATTACCCCAAAACCAACGGTTAGCATTGAGACAAAACTTAAAGAAGGTATTGGTAAACGAATATTAAGACAGTTACTTTCTGAATGTGATTATTTCCAAGTAATTGAGGAAAATGTTCCGATGTTATATGACTCAATAAAAGAAAAAATTAAGTATTTTAATCCTGCGTTTCACTCTATGACACCTGAAGGATTGAATGCTCGTTTAACCTTCTTAAATCAATGTGTTAGACCTGGTGAAACAATCCCAACAATTGGTCCTGATGGTAAACCAAAATATAATGACGCTGTTAATACGTCATTTGGAGCACCACCAGTATTAATATTACGTATTGGCGACTTTTATAATACAAAAATTATTCCTAAGAGTGTTTCATTCACATATGAACCATTGTTATTTGATATGAACCCTGAGGGTATTGGTATCCAACCAATGATTGCCAATGTTACGATGAATTTTGATTTTATTGGGGGTATGGGTCTTGCTAAACCTGTAGAACAATTACAAAACGCATTATCGTTTAACTATTATGCAAATACTGAGATTTATGATGAGAGGTCGGTATGGACTGAAGATACCTCAGCATTAGATAAAACTTTAATGGAATCCATATTACAAAGTCAACCTGTTGAAACTGTTGACAATGTTGATAACCAAATTCAA